CTCAGTCCCCGGCCAAGGATGAGATCGCGGCATGATTGAGTTCGACCCGCACCACCGTATTGACCTGACCGGCCCTTGGGCCGGTTTTTCTTTCCTCGGTGATCGCCTGATCACGCCCGAAGGCCGGGAGCTGGAACCGCAGGATCTGGCCTGGCTATCGCTCACGGCCTGCCAAGCGCAGGAATGGCGCCGGATGATGGAAGCTGCACGCTCGGCGCCGTCGATCGACAGTTCCAAGCGTGGTGGCAATCCTCCTGCAGTAACGCGGGATCGTCCTGCCACTGTCGTCAATCTGCGGGATGTGGTGAGCCGGCGCAAACAGCGGTCGGCGGTGGTGATGGCTGGCCCTGACGCCGAGCCGCCGCGTGCAGCTCCACATGAACAAGGGCCTCAGCCTCGCCAGCGCGTGTGAGGCGTTTCCGTAGGGGCGCTGCCCCTACACCCCGGTTCATTGCTCGCGGCAGCGCAGCCATTCGCCCTTGGCATTACGCAACTGTTCCCAGCCGTTGTTTAGGCGGCGCATTGCGGTGCCCCCCATACAGGCAGCGCCCAGCTGCTTTGCCTCGGCGCTTCCGTAGGCTGGCATGCGAACAATCTCGCTCGATGGCGTTGGTATGCCTTGACGACGCGCCTCGCCCTGTATCAGGGATCGCTCAATTTCCGCGCAATAGAGCCGGATGCGCGGATCGACGTGTTGCTGGCATTTCAGTGGCTCAGCGCCAAGGTTGCTCGCCTTCGGTGTAGGCGGCGTGTACCTGGGCGGTGGCTGCGGACCGGTGGCCGAGCGTAGTTGTTGCGCATCCACAGGTGCCCACAGCAGTAGTAGAGCCAGAACTAAGCCTGATCGAATATCCATTTCGCCCCCAAGGTTCGGGGGCATGGTATCCCATTGCGAAAATCAGAAGCTCGCTGGATATGGCGGCGTCTCTGGGAACGTGCCCAAGGGACGCTTCCCAACCGCAATTAAGGTGCTCCCGTTCGCCGCGGCGGTGGTCGGCTGTGTCTCGCTCGCGCTCGTCACAGGCGACCCCGCCGCAGCCTTTATGCGCGCGGTCGTAGCATCGGACTGCTCGCCAAACGGGTCCACGGGCCAAGTCGTGGCGATGATCTCGTGCCCCTTAGCGCTCAGCAGCACGCCAAATTCGGTGCGTTTAACCGACCATCCCAGCGCCCACAACTGCTCAGTGGTGAATCGATCAAGCACCTGACCGCCGCCCGTAGCCCGAAACTCCACAATGTCACGCTGCCCATACCAGCCTGCATGCCGCGCCCTGGCATTGGCCGTCATGTCCAGCACGTACTGCACGCCCGCTGGAAGGCGCTCCTTCTCCTTCGCTGGCTCAGCCACCTTTGTCACCACCGTTGCAGGCTGAGAGCCGGGGGCGTGAGCAATGGCCGGAATCGCGGCCTTCTGCGAAGCAACGACGCCTTTAATCTTGTCCGTACCGCCCGTGGTGCCATCTGCGATAAAGAACCGCCCTAGCATCACGACGCCGACAATCAGCGCTAGCGCCATAAGGATTGCCGGACCGCGCAGGGTCTTCCACAGGGTGCGCGTGTTCCCCTTGTAGACCTCATTGGATTCAATGCCCGGCTGCACGCCGTGGTAGAGCTCCCAGATGGCCGGGTCGTACTTGCGGACCTCTGTGCCCACCGTTTCATATTTGCCGGTGCCAGTGGCCGCATAGAACCGCACTGAATACCGCTGATCGGACCCCAGCGCGTCGAGCTTGGTATACGTGTTCTTCTTCGCCATGCGGCGGATGATCAGGCGGTGCAGGTCTTTGCAGTCCTGCGAGATGATCACCATGTCCAAGCTGATATGACCGTGCTTGGCGAAGAAGTTTGCAGCGCGCTCAGGCAGATTGGCGCGATTGGTCGGCCAGTACTCGTGCGCCTCATCGATCACGATCAGTGCGTGCTTCTCGATGTGCGGGAACGAAATGGCGCCATCGTTGTCGGTGTCGCATACGCACCAATCAACCACTTCCTTGTCGCCCATCACGTGCACCAGCTCGCGCACCTCTTCTTCAGGCATGCCCAGGTGGGCAGCGATCTTATCGAGGCTCTCCCCTACCCCGTTTAGACGCACGTAGACATGCCGCTTCGCCCGCAATGCAGGAAGGATGTGATGCAGAACCGCCTCGTAGCTCTTGCCGCTGCGCGGCAAGCCTTCATGGCCGAAGATCATTTCGTTACGTCCACTGGAAGAGAGTGAGGAACACCCGCACAAGGCGGAAGACAAGTGCAGCTGTCAGTACCGCGATAGCCTCACCGACGCGCAACTGGGCGACGATGAACGCGGTCCATGGCCCCGCAGCGTTGAGCATTGCGCAGAAGCTGATCTGCGTCAGGAAATCAGGTGCTGGAATCAGATACACGATGGCCTTGACGAACGACAACACCAGCTCGATGAAGTCCGTTTGCAGGTCCGTCATGAAGTCGGAGAAGTCCGCCCACAGCGATGTGATCTGTTCCTTTGCCCACGTGGTGAGGGCGGTGACCGGCCCTACCCCATCGGCATATGCCCACGAGGCTGACAGCACGAGTACAAGCAGCGCGGCAGCCAGCACGATCAGATGATTACGCTTCATAGCAGTGCCCACCTCAGCGCCACGATGCCCATGCCCGCAAGGAAAACGAATCCGGCGTACTGGAATAGCTGTAGCAATGGGCCGGAGCACAGCGAGGCCAGGTCAAACTTGCCCGCGTACTGTCCACCGTCCCACGTTGCGGTCGGACAACTGCCACCGCCGGTACAGCTGCCGAAGAAGCCTTTGACCTTCGACAAGATCGGGGCACCCTCAATGGCGGTCTTGAACTCCGCCAGCACCTTCTGAACCGTCTTGCCGGATTTCTTGTAGAGGCGCCCTGTCGTAGGCCCCGGCGCCCCTCCGTCACCACCCTCGCCCGTTCCCGGACCCGGTCCGGGGCCCGCGCAACCGTCCGGGTCTTTGCAATCCCCATCCCCATCCCCATCCCCATCCCCGTCCCCGTCGCCATCACCCGGCCCTGTGCCACCACCGCCATCACCGCCCCCACCGTCCCCGCCACCATCGCCACCCCCATCACCGCCGCCGTCCCCGCCGCCGTCACCCGGACCGGTTCCACCACCATCGCCCCCGCCTTCACCCGGATCTGGCGTAGTGGGCGCAGGGTGATCGTTCTCCGTGCACGTGGCACCAGTGGGCGTGAAGAGGCGTCCAGTCGGTGACTGTGCATAGAGCGAGCCGCTGTATGCGCAACCCTCGCTGCAAACGCTGTCGAGGCCGGCGCTGCCGCCCCCCTTCCAGCTGGTTTCCTCCGGCCGTGCTGAGCACACGCCGCTGTAGTAGAACGACTCCACCGCAATCTGGCGGTAGTTGACGCACTCGGCGCCCGTAATGCCACCGACAAAGGTGGTAGGTCCAGCTGCAAGCACACAAGCCGAATAGCCAGGGCGACCCGCCGCCTGTCGTTGCGAGTAGGCCATTGCCGCAGCGTAGGCCTTGCCTTGATCGCATTCTGATCCAGAGCGGCACGGCTCAGCGGCGTGGACGTTCCTTGGCATCGAGTAACTGCCGAGCAGTACCGCTATCAGCAGGATAAGGCGTGTCACTGGCTGGCCTCGTTAAAGGCCAAGGCGACGGCGTGGCCCGTAAGGCCACCAATAAACGCGAAAACCATGCAAACCAGCATCGTCAATCCTCCTTCTCTGATAGGCCGCAGAAGACGCATTCACCGCCGTCGAACTCATGCCCCACTTCGTCGCACACGGCCTCATCCACCTCGCCCGCCTGATCGTCCGCATGTTCGTCGGCGTCAAGCTCTTCCCGATCCTCGAAGAAGCCTGCGATTTTCTCGACGCACCAGCGCCCGAAAAGAGGAAGGGCCAATAGGGTGCCGGCGCCCACAATCGCGGCCAGCGCTTCTGCAACTGAAAGCCCGAGAAATACGCCACTGAAATCCATCGCTCCCCCTAGTAGTCGATGACCAACCGGCATTCCGTGCACCACAGATTGCCGTCATCCAGAACGATCACGTCATCGCCGCCGCATTCGGGGCACCAGTCGTCCTGGCACTCATCGACATTGACGTCATCGAACTGGGGCTGCATAGGAATCGGGGCCGGTTTCCCAGCCCCTACCCGGCGCGACTCTTCCGCTATCAGCGGAAGAAGTTCGCGACCTTGTTGGTGGCCCAGCGGGCGAAGCCCGGCGAGGCCTTCAGCGCGCCCGCACCGATGATGGCGCTCACGGCGCTGGTGACTGCGAGGCCGGTCAGGATGCTGTCGAAATCCATTGCAATACTCCTTCTGTGATGCGCGTTTTGCGCGTTGGATGGGGTGGTCAATCCCGCTCTGTACTGACCGACTTCACGACGGCGCCCACGATGTAGCCCAGCACGTTGAGTGCGAGCACCAGCGAGAACACCCCCGAGAACCAACCAGCGGCTACTTCCGGTTCCGGCCACTGGAATAGATCGATGAGGATTGAGGCCTGTGCGTGTTCTGCCGCCGACACAAGCACATACCCACCACACTGCGATGCAGGCTCCCCGGTGGGTACAAGCGTCCCCTCAGCTGTCAGAGACACGCACACGGCCATGGCTTAGGCCTGAGCAGCCGGGCGCACGGGCGCCTTCGACAGCGGGCGCAGCACGGTGAACTTGCTCAGCGAGGCCACGCCCTTGTTGATCTGGAGCATGGACTCGACGTCGAACTCGTAATCGCCGGGCGGGTAGCCGGGCTGGCCGTCCTGGAGGCGGACGTCATACGGGTAAGCGAAGCCATCTGATTCAAGACGTGCCTTCTGCTTGCGGGTGGTGTAGCTGATCTGCTCACCCTTGTTGCCCTCGAACGTACCGCCGCGCTCTTCGATTTCGGCTTTCAGGACGGTGACCTTGATGCTCATGTGTAGTTACCCCTTTGAGGTTTGCTGTACGGCCGCGATTTCGGGCCAGTGCGCTGCTGTGTCACCTGTGACCCACTTCGGCA